TCGATAATATTATAGAAGTCTTTATGAGTGATACCACCTTCAAGTTCTTCTAAAACATAACGATACATAGGATCCCACTTGCTTGGAATCTTCTCGTTAGTAACTATTTGCTGTGAAGCATTCTTAGATACTCCATTGAACACACTCTCGATTGTATTGAGAGGTTTATCAAAGTAATTAAACAAAGGAACAGTCTTACCTTTCCAGAAGAAATAGAAAGACCTTTCACGGATCTGAGGAACGCCGTGCAACAGTGACTTAGTCCTATAGATAGACATAGTGTAACCATTACGTGTAGCAATATCGTGTAGTTTATCTACGATAGGCTTACCAAGCTTACCTGCAAATCCTGGCGCATTCTCTCCCCACATTACCATCGGCTTAATTTGTTCTAGCACGTATGTTGTGGTAGTATACATCCATTCATTCGCTGCTGCATCTGAACTGGCGTATCCACTAAGCGACGACAAACCTGCGCAAGGACAAGTCGTACCAACTACGTCAACGTAATGAGGATGCTTTCCACCTTCATCTAGCAAGATGTATGGAACATCTTTGTAATGATTTACGAGATGTGAATCATTAGAATTGAATGGACTATACGAAAGAAGATAGTCTGGTTTACTTCCAAATGCGGCGGCTTGGCCGAGCGCTTGTCCACCAATAAGTGGTACGATAAAGGCATGCTTCATAGGTTATCTTTTATCTTTTGCATCATCTCTGCAAATGTATGCTGAGAATCTTGGTGTTGTTTATAAAATTCAAATGCCATATTACGATACTCATCTCGCATAACCTGATCTTTAGACAACTTAGCAATTAAATCATAAGCTGGTTGCATATCATTATCATCGAGCCAAACGGTACCATTGTCCTTGCAATTGATTAGCTTATCGCCAAACTTACGATGAGTACAACGTTCGCCATAACTCTTACGGAAGACTGGAACTACGCCAGTGCATGCAACTTCGCAGTGAGTATATTCAATCGAACGCTCAATGAATCGTTCATCAAGGATTGATAATTGGTATCCAAATCCACATGCCGACATACGATAAAGCATCTGCTCGTTTATATATGGACCAAACACATAAGCTGGTTGATCCTTCTGCATGTTAATCGTATTGATGTCATCGGCAATGTGACCATGAAACTCCGATAATTCTCTGAAGGCAAGATACGCTGGTGATTTTTCAATACCTTCGAACGTAGTAATACAACCATTAGGACGTAGGAATTCATTATGAAACTTAAACATTTGGACATAGCCTTTCCAACTTGTGGTACGGCCAATCCATTTATGTTCGTTTGGTCTAGTCTGATCAATGTCAAGCCAGTACTTAGCTCTCACTGCATCGAAGTCCATTCCTGGTTGAAAGTTAAGAATAGTCTTAGACTTATCTTCTTCAAGGAATCCAGCTAAACCTCCGCCATCAGTTACTGTGGAAACATACCTAGCGAAATCGTTATTAGTACTATGGCCAAAAAGAATGCTAGCTTTTCTAACAGACTCATTGATTGCGGCATTGCGCTTGATTGAAAGAGATGAGTGGTCATGTTGAATGAGAACAACTGGTTTGACAATTTCGTCTAGTGCTCTCTTAAACTGATTAATACATTCTTCACTATGACCTACCGATGGTAGACTATTGATGATGACTACATCAGCCTTGTTACAACCCTCGATCATCTTATTAGTTTCTTCAGGCTTTGCAAACTTCAATTGTACTACGTTCGAAACATCATGGGCATTCTTGCGAGTCCACGATTTATCTTTAGACGAGAAGACAACAAAGTCGTATCCATTCTTTGCCATCCATTTAGTTTGCTCAACAGTAAATTTAGTGACACCGCATCCTTCAATACCGCGTCCCATAATGATTGCGACTTTCATTCTTCTTCGCTCCATTCTCCAGTTTTATTTCGCTCTGCAGCAGCATCTTCTCCGTAAATTTCATCGGCATGAGCATCGCATACGGTTCGGTGCCAGCCTTGATAATAAGTACGACCAGGAGAACCACATTGTTCACAGGTACGATAGCTCATATGCTCTGCAAACGAAATATAATTATAGTGCTCGTCTGTGCCACCTTCAACATAGAATCTAAGTCCGCCAAACTTTTCTTTTACTTGAGATGCAACAGGCACTAATTCTTTTTGTCTTTCCATTTCTAGACGACGTTCTTCAACTTCTTCAGCTGTAATTGGCTTACCATCTTTCCAAGGCCAACTACCACTCGTGTCATAGTATTCTTTTATGTGTTCGTATCTATCTTTAGCGTATTGATATTTTGAAGTTAGTTTAGAACACAATATGTCAATGATATTATACCATCCATTGCCACAATCGAAACCCCAGCACATTGCAGTGTGAGTCATTGGCGCATGACGATTCTTAAATATCAAAGGATATTTAGCGCATAGTGCTTCATCTAGTTCTTGTTTCATTTCAATATTCCTTACAATTAAGACTGAATCCATTCATATTTTACACCGGTTTCATCAAACATACTACATGTATTAGTCCATGACTCTGTCCAGATATCTGGTACGGCATCATCTGTGATCACTGTTACATTCTCAATTCCCACTTGAATGATACCCTTTGCGCATTCTGAGCAGATAGGTAAACCATATACGTATAGCGAAGCGCCATCTAGTGATACGCCATTGAATGTTGCGTTATAGATTACATTCATTTCTGCATGAACAACAAGACGATACTTTGTAGGTCTATCAGCATATCTATCTATTGAATCTAGTATTCCTCGCGGAAACCCATTATAACCTTGTGCTAAAATCTGGCCTTTAGAACCTACTGCAACTGCACCAATCTTTCTACTTGGATCTTTACTCCAAGTAGAAACTTCTTTAGCCAGAGATAAATAACGACTTTGCCAATTCTTCGCGTTTGTCATATTCTTCCTTAGTGATACTCAATTCGCGTGTTTTAACATAATGATCAACAAGATAGAACTGACGCTCATAAATGTGAAGTGAACCGGCGTTCCATATGATCTCGCCTCGATTATAAAATTTTCCACGATAAGATAGTTCTTGTACTACCTGTTCTAGTACATAAAGTTGCCATGCGTAGTCATTACGATAACCGGCCCATGCATCATTGCTTCTCATGTTAACAACTGCATATACTCTTCCGTCACGAATCAAGTATTGAACTGTATTAGTACACATGAAGTCTGATCGACCAGCCTTGTTATGATCACCCCACATCGTAGGACGTGTGTAAATCATAGTTGCACGACGAGAATCTGGACGATCTTCAAGTTCAGTTACAACATGAAGAAACTGATTATTGTTTTCGCCTGAATAGATACACCATCCATAATTAGAATTGATATAACCATCTTTATCAGCCACTTGTTTCCAGATAGCAGGAGGTCCACCGGGAATATCATTTACGTTCAGTGACATAGACTTATACCAGTCGAGTTCTCGTTGAACGTAATCTTCATTCACTGTACCAAAGATAAGAGGTGAATTAGCCCAAAAGCTAACACCCATGATCTCGATAGTTTTGACACCAGACTTATCAGTTACAAACTTACCTTCACGATATAACCGCGCAAATTCTGTACGAATATCATGTACAGTCAGTCTAGAAACACCCATCATTCTTCGAATCTCCCTGTTGGAATATATTTTCCAACTGCATCTTCCTGTGCTACTACACCTTCAAATTGGGCAATTGTATTTCGTTTTTGGGGTACCGCATCAATACGGAATTTAGTAGGATACAAATCTGTAGTTGGATGTGTTGCTTTACTAGTACGACGATTAAAGATGTCCTTACCCATTTCTTGACCATCAATATCGCCACGCATATATGCAACAAGGAATGAAGCATAGTTAATCATATCAATCGCCGAGTCTTCGACTGATTCAAAATTAACTTTACCACCTTGCTCCATAGTTTCAAGTACTGAATACATGCGAAGCATCTTACCATTGATCGTATCTAGAATAGTATAAACGCCACGCGGATAGTGATCAGCTTGGCGTACACGACTCAATGGATTCTGATAGTCTTGGCCTTTGCGTTCTTGAAGTTGAGCAGCTTCCATCAGGATGTTTGCTGATTCGCGACTAAATTGTTTTCCTTCTTTCATATTATTCCTCTTCTTTAACAAAATTTAAATCATCGTAATATTCTTTAGTACGAGTTTCCATGCTTCTGATTATAACACAATCTCCACGTTTAGAAGCAGTAAAATGATCATAATAATTATTAGTAGCCTTTTTATCATTGCGATAAAGACTAGGCGTCCAGTAGTTATCAAACGTTTTTGGATTAATTACTAGACTAAAATTGATTCCATAGTGATCTGGAAATTCATCAACATAACCAGTTACTAAAGCGTTAAGCTTTAAAGCATGCTTTCTGAACGTACCAACTTGGGTTTGCTTCATTGAAAACCACTTACCAATCATGCGTTTGAATTCTAGTTTGTAAACATCTGGATGACGATAATGGACTACATCATACATAAAACTTTCTTCATTGCGGTGATTCCATAAGTTAGGATTTCGTTCCGATAATTCTCCAACACTTAATAGAACCGATTCTAACGCAAATTCGCCTGCAATTCTAGAACAATTACGATAAACTTCTTCATAACTACGACCTTGTCGATTACGAATAGGACATGAATAGATGTCATCAGCCATTGGCTTTACATAAGCATCTACGGCTTGTTTAGAAACTTTAATGTATTCATTATCGCGAAGTACGCGAGCAAGTTCACTGATGTAACTCATAGCATGAACTTTTTCAAAACTTGATTAGCCTGAGTCGTATCTTCAACATTATCCTTCAGCTCAAGCAATCCTACGACGAGTTCTGACTTATGCATAGCAAGTAGTTCCAAAGCATAGTCAATATCATCAGTGTCTGCCTGATCCATCCAGTCGTCAAAGACTTCAGTAGTAATATTCAGAAGGAAGTTAAGGTTACTACGATCATGATCATTCATACAATTCTCCAATGTTGTAGTAATATTATATCAAATAGACGAATATTTGTACAGAGTTTTACGAATATTCTTGCCTTATAGAGCATTCTTATAGGCGAATTCTATGGCTCGAGAAGCTTCTACATTGAGAGGTCGCTTGGCATATCTATTTGCAGTATCACGGTCAAGTTGTCTTACAAGATCTACGATCTCATACTCAGTGATAGGATACTTACTTTTGATTGCATTGCATGCAATCGATGTCATAATCTTATAAATCATTGAGTAACGACCAGAACCATCTACACCTGATATTTGTTTATACTCACTTACAAGTTTACGATTTACGAATGGACAATCACTATATGACTTCCATTCATAATTTCTTTTATTACTCTGAAGTTGCTGCTGACGGTACGCTACAACTTCCTTTTGCATCTCAACAGGAAGCCTATCAATAAAACTATTAGAAGAAGAGTTGTCATTGTATTCGTGCTTCTTTAGAAGAGCATCAACGTCAAGATAGTTATCTGAGCGATGAGTAAAGATAAAATTGTAAGCATTAGGATATTGCGCTGGGACGTAATACATTCGAGACAAATCCTTAGTCTGTCTATCTCCCACCATGCCAAATTCGGTGTTGAGGGCAAACCAGAAGTGTCGAATTTCTGCTGACCTAACAGCTCGCGTAAGTGGGAACACCAAGCGGAACTTCGGTGCACTGCGACTACTGCTAGCAGTTGAATAGCAGATAAAATAAGTATTAGGGTAAAGCCTAGCCAATTCATTCTCGAGATCTCCATCATATGTTGTATTATCTACATCTAGAGCAGCCCATGATGCCCACTCAATTACATTAGCATTTGCTCTAGTTGTATTAGGTTTATAAATCGCTGGAGAAATTAGAGGTGATGCTTTATTTGTAAACTCACCACGCTTAGCCTTGTATCCTGGAAGAGTAGACAGATGATACAGCGACTTCTCGAACTTCTCGAAAGAATCGAAGTCAACTCTTGTTTCTGTCTTGTTATCAAAGATAGACTTAAAGACGGTGAGTGAATACATTAAACGAATACCTTATTTAGAAGTCCAACGTTATCTTGGTGTGTTGGTGCAGTCCAACCTTCGGGCTTGATTAGGTCTGGTAAGCCAAGAGGATTAGGACGAGATTCTTTGATACCTACTTCCTTCGCCATATTAGCTTCATACACACGATTCCATGCAGTGTACTCATTAACATCATAAGCATTAAGAGTTCCAATAGCAACAACGCATAAATCGATTAGAGCATCGACCGTATCATCTGCTGCTTTGTTACCACTGATTTTTCCAGATTGAAAATCAACTACAGCTTTACGCATTTCATCAAGTTCTTCTTGAAGAAAGTCAATTCTAAATTTTAGAAAAGCCATAAGCTTATCACTATCAAAATTACGAATAACAGGATTAACACCATACTTCTGATGCATTGCCTGCATGTCAGCTACCCAATTCATACTCATAATAACTCCTTACTAATATTATAACATAATTACGATTAAAAGTTAAATCCATCTCCGGCTTGTTTCATCCTTTGCCCGAAAGATGTTTTATCAAAAGATGGTCCATCATCTTGTCCAGAATCTGCAATATTCTTTTGTGCAGTATCTTCTACATCATACAATTTCATACGGCTACGGTCCACGCCAATAACAAAACGCTTGTAATAAGAAGGATCATTGTAGCGATTCTTAAGCTGTTTAACCATGATCTGGTTAAGATTTTCAAGCTCTTCAGTTGAAATAAGGGCGAACATAAAATCCACAGTAGCAGGCAAGCCAAAAGACTCGGAGGTATCAGTAAGGTCCACGTCGGTATTATCATATCCACCTCGAGTTGTTTGTGTTGCTGAAAGAACCGGAACATTATACTCTACACCAAGACCACGAAGTTCTTCGGCAATAGACTTGACATATGTATATGAGTTAACACCAGAACCATGTTTAATGCGAGAAGATGCACAGATGTTTAGGTAATCGATTACAATAAGATCTGGTTTGAAGTTACGCTTCATCTTGAGTTCTTCAAGCAAAGCTTTGAA